TAAAAACCTTCAAACCATAGAAGCGGTTGTTCACCAACGAGAAAGTGCCTGTAAGGGTCATAAAACCATTCGCAGAGGCAGCAGTCACCGCAGGTGTTGCCGTAGTGTTTGTTGATTCATCAATCAGTTGAATCGTTACGCTCGCAGGAAAGGAGCGTGGGATGATTGTAATTGATTGAGGCGAAGCCGATACTTGTAAAATATGCATCTCAACTAAATAACCTCAGGCTAAACTTTTGTATAAAAAAAGAGGGGCTTTCGCCCCCCTTCTCCATCCATTTGCGCCATTCCGTTCAATAGCACAAGACAAATATAGGTTACGAATTCGTACCTACAACAATCGTGTCGTTAGCACCTGCAAGTCCTGCAAAAGGATTTGCAACCGTAGCACCTGCGATGAAGTTAGCAGGCAGTTGCTCCTGTGCCTCCATTACAAGCGTGTAACCGCTAAGGTCACCCATAGCAGCACCCGTTACGATAGTGCCGCCTGTTACCTCTGCTCCGTAGTTCAGACCCATCATAAAGGCATTGCCGTTGTAGTCTTGTACGATGACGTAAGGACGTCCGTAGGCCAAGAGCTTCAATTCCTTGTTATCCTCTTTGGTGAGCTTGGTCAAGGTCAGATTCAACGTCTGCGTGAAGAAGGTAGTACCATTCTCACGGCTTGAGTTGAAGGTCTGCTCAAAAGATGAGTTACCTTTTACCAAGTATTGGTATGCAGAGAAAGTACCGCTGATATTGGTAATTTCATCGTTGGTGAGGGTTACTGTACCCAAGTCACCATAGTCTACAAAGTACACGGCATAGATACCGCCTACTACGTCTTTACACGGAACTTTCCGCCCTTTAGTTAAATCGCAAGCCATTGTTTGTTGTTTGAATTAAAAAAGGGGATGGGGCTTTGAAACCACCACCCCCTTATGGTTTAACTTATTGCTCGGATTAAGAGTAGAGAACTACGTCAGAACCGATGCCGTATTGTACGCCTGCGAAGAAACGCAAGATTACACGGATGTTGTCAGAGCCGTCAAGGTCAGCCATATCAAGCAGGCGAACCTCGTTACGCTCGTTCAGCAGACCCGTACCGAAGTAAAGGTTGCTTGACTGAGCAGCGACCATCTTGTTAGAAGGAAGTCCGTTTACCATAGCAACACGAACGCCATCAAAGAACAAGTCACCCTGCCCGTACCACATAGTGCCTTTGTTGTCAACACCATTAGCGCCAAGACCTGAAGTACCGAAGCCACCAAGCGCACGAACGTAAGCCTTAGCTACATTTTGCGGAACGTAGATAGTCAAGTCCTCCTTGCCGTAAAGGGCAGCAGGGATGGCATCCATTACCTTGCCAAGCTCGGTGATTACGTTTGCAGCCGTTACGGTGGTAGCGGTTACGTCAATAACGTCAGAGTCAGCAGTCATCAAAGAAAGGAATCCTGAGAACTCACCTGCTGAAGCAGCGTTTCCGTTCCAAATGTTCTGCTCAATCTTCTGAGCAGTCTTGGCAGCTACGTGAGCAATCAAGAAGTCAGCGAAAGAAGCGGGGATGCTATCGTAAGCAGAGAAGCCCATTTGACCACCAATCCAAGAATCGTAGTAGTCCTTCTTGCAAAGTTGCAGGTTAACTTGGAAAGGCTCAACCTCAAGAACACGGTCAGTCAAGGTCAGCGTAGACGTAGCGTCAAAGTCGCAAGTAGCGTCTTTTACGATGTCGTTGGTGTTAACCTTCTGAAGGGTGGTCTTGAAGTTTACGTTGGGAAGAATCTCAACGAGTCCCTTGTCAAGGGTGTCTGCGCTCAAAAGAGCAGCAGAAATATATTTGGAGGCAAACTGCCCCGCATAATTTGTGGTGATAGAAGTAACCGTAGGCATTTTCTAATTTTTTGATTTTATTTATTAAGACGTGCAAGGACTCGGTCAATCGCCTTTGCGGGGCGGTTAAATTCTACCTTGTTGACTTGCTTTTTCTCGGGGTTGTGTTTGATGGGCTTAGCAGCAGGTGCGGCAGAAAGCTCGGCTTTAACCGATGCCATCTCCTCCTTCTTGGCGTAGTTGCCCATCTCCTCACGTATTGCTTTCATCTCCTCACGCATCATTGCAATCTCCTCAAGGACTTTCTCCACGATTGCAGCAACGGCAGGCATTTCTTCTTTTACTTCAACTTCTGCGAGTTCAGTAGATTCTTCGGCTGAGGCTTCAACCTCAATCTCAATTTTTTCTTCTTCTACTTCTTCGGCAGCAGCCTCTTTAATTTCAGCGATTACACCTTCTTCAGCGATAACCAATACACGGCCATCAGCAAGGAGATGCTCACCAACAGGAGCAGGAACACGGTCTTCGCCACTTACGACAAATACCTCGTTTCCTGCTTCAAATACTTCAGCCTCAAGAACGGCACCGTTCTCAAGAGTCATTTGCTCAAACTTCACTTCACGGATGGAGCTAAGTTCAGCAAGGATGCGGTTAAGGATATTATTTGCTTTCATATCTAACTAAATAAAAGAGGGTTGGTTGTTTGTTACATTTTTACAAGTCCTCCCAAAGCGTGTTGGTAGCCTCCCATCGGGTGTTGATGGTCTGCCATTCTTCGCCTCGTATGCGGACGCTAATGCCCTGACCGACAAGAGAGCCAATGCCCTGAGCAGCAAGCGAGCCATCGCAGCATTTGCGTGAGTAGGTATTGTCCTTGCATAGGCATCCCCTGTTGCCGCCTTTTGGCGAGGCTAAGGGTAGACGTTGTGGGCGCATCATAGTTTGCCGAGTTCTTTGAGTTTGGATTCAGCCCAACGCTTTGCAGCAAGACCACCCCATAGGAGATAGCTGATTGTGCCGCAAGCGGTAGTGTCGTTCTCATCGTAGTATTCTTCGGCTCTTGATAGGTACGAATACATACGAGTGATGGTTTCTACGCTTACAGGCTTGCCTTGCGCCAACTGCTGCGCTCTAACCTTACCAACAGGCGTAGCACATTTGTTGCCGTTCTTCTCGTTCAGCACGATACCACGCTTGGCGTTAGAGCGTACCGCTTGGGGGTAGTCCGAATAGGATTCCAATTCCATACGCTTACCGCTTTTCTTGCGACCATCCTTCTTGATGATGGCTACGATTTGCGATAGAAGCAGAGCCGCCTCTTGCTCCTCAAGGCGCTCCATCTCCTGCTTGGCGAAGTTCATCTTGTCCACAAAGTAGCCCTCAATAGAGAATCCCTTGACACGGCCTGTCTTTACGAAGCCATCCCAAATTTCAGGGTTGTTGACCTTCATAGAAACCATCCACGTACCAACAGGCAATTCAAAGCCGTACTTCTTGCTCTTGTCGTGTACCTCGTCTTCAATAATCCAACTCTCTACAACCGTGAGTCCGTTGATGCCTACCTCATGCTCAAGTGTAGCATTGTTTTGCTTGGCCTTTTGAAAGAACATCTCACTCGCTTTGCGGATGGTGTCTTGGCTGAAGTAAACATAGAACTCCTCCTCGCCATTGACTCGGTAGATGGGTTTGTTTGGAACGAGTGCTGCTCCCATTAGTATTCGCTTCTCGTTATCCTGTGCAGCGAACTCCACACGCTCTGATTTGAGTGCAATAAAATCCTCCTCAATAGCAGGATGCTCTACGAGGCTGATGGCATCAATCCCCGTGAGTGCCATCGTTTCATCTAAGATTAGTTCAATAAGTTTCATTATCCGAATGTTGCGGTTCTTACTCGTTGGCGTTGAAGTTGTTGTGCGCTGCTAATGTCTTGACTGACCACATACGCACGGATGGGCTGCTGAAACTGACCACCAATGCTTTGTGCAAGTTGGTTGATGCTTCCCTGACCTACCACGTTAAACTGCGGCACTTGTGATGGAGCAGTAGGCGTAGATGTAGGAATGCTTGGTGCAGCCGATGAGCCTGATGGCTTTGCGCTATTGATGTTGCGGATAGACGCAGCAGCCGTAGCAGCAAGAGCTGCCAACTGAATGCCCCTGTTGATTGAGCCAAAAGGCTCAGGAAGTGAGGTGCTATTTTTGAAGATACCGACTGCTGCTTGCGCTGCATCCACCAATACGTTTGCTGATGCTACCGCCTTGCTCTCGCCAAACAAAGCAGTAAGCGCACCTTGAACCGCATCTATGCTTTGGTTCATCATTGCGGCTTTAGCATCTGCCGTAGCCTTGTCAATGGCCTTTTGAGCATCAGCAGTCTTCTTGTTGATGGCAAGGATTTCATCGCTCTGCTTTTGCTCAAGGGCAAGACGCTGCTCTGCCGATAGCTCATCCAACTGAAGCAACGCAAAGTATTTGTCACGAACTGCGTTTATCTCACGTTGTTGGTCGGTTAGAAGAAGGTCATACGCTTGGTCAAGCTTTTGGCTTTGGCTTAAAAGGAATGCTGATTGAGCCTCATCTTGCACCTTGCGGAGTTCTTCTTCTGCCTTTATCTGCTCATCAAGTCGTGCCTTCTCCTCTGCACGTAGGCTTTTTACCTCCGTACCAAGTCTGCGCTTGCGAGCGATGCTTGCCGTTTCTAATTCTTGAACACGGGCTTCGGCTTCTGCTACCTGTACAAGTTGGTCTTCGGATGCCTCGCCTATTGCTACCTGTGCCTTGAGTGCGGTAAGGCGTAGCTTCTGCGTTTTGATTTCAGCGTTGGCTACTTCTTCTTCAAGGGCTGCTGCTCGCTGCACGGCAGCAATACGCTCCTCCGTGCTTTTGGTTAGGTCATCAGCAATGAAACGCGCCTCTTGAATTTGCTTGTTTGCTTTGGCTCGTTGTACAATCAGCGCACGTTCGGCATCTTCTGCATCGTTTAGAAGTTGTGCGACTCTTGCTCCCTCACGACCTGCGGCAATGGCTGACTTGCCCAACTCCTTGAGTGCATCAATAGCACCACCTACCTTGTCGGTCACATTCTCAACGCCAAGCGTTACCTTGCCTACCGCATCAGCAGCAACCTTGCCTGCTGCCTTGAACTCACCACTAAACGCAAGGCTGATTGCCTTACCCAAAGCAGGCAGAAGCTCAAGCATCCCCTCTACTCGGTTGGTGATGTTTTCTTTGATGGCATTTCCGAAATCAATCAACGCTTGCTTCGGGTCGCTGAACGCATTAAAGAGCGTTTCTCCAAGCGTAACAAGTACATCAGTAAGCTTGCGCACTACGCCACCTATTGCGCCAAGTACAACGGCTAAAGCATCACCGCCTCGTTCCGTTTCTTTGAAGTAGGCTACGAGCGAGGTTACGGCTACCAATAACGCACCAAGACCCGTAGCGATGATTGCACCCTTGAGCGTAGTGAATGCAGATACCGCACTCTTTACTCCACCGACTAAACTCTTGAACGCAGATACTGCTCCGCCTGTCCTTTTGTCTAACGCCTCAAGGCCATCCTTTATGGCATCATTAGCCTCTGTTGCTTTAGCTTGGGTCTTCTCTGCTGCAATGCCAACGGCATTAAGGGCTGCAATGGCTTGAGTTGCATCCCCTGTGATTGTAATTACTTCAGTTGCCGCCATTGGAGCTTAATATATTCTTTCCACGATTCGGGTAACTTGTGCTTTCCTTTGGCGATTTCAATGTTCTCACCTGCACCTTGCCACTCGTTTGCGTTAAGTAGTTCTATCAAATAACCTAAATACGTCTGCTTCATACTACGTTAAGGAGTTCAAATGTTGCTTTGCCTGTGGTCATATTCAGGCTCACGTTGTTAACGATGTACTTGGCGTTGTTCCAAATCACGGCATTTTGAAGGTTCATCGTGATGATTTTACCAACAGGCAGTACCGCATCAACCTCGTACACCCTGCGCTTGCGGTTGTAAAGGTCGGTGATGTAGTCAGTCCACTCCGTATTGTAGAGGCTGCGGTTTACCGATTGCAGGTGGTATGGGTCTATGTCAGCACCAAAGCAAATAGAGTACGAAGCACCTGCGCTTGTGTATCGGTTTGAGGTATTGGCATACCAACAGGTCGTGACCTCACGGCTTGTAGCATCATCCGAGTTCACGAATGCTACGGAGTTGGCCGATAAGTCATACGCATCAAAATATCCGTAGAACAGGATAGGTGCGCCTAAGTATGGATTCAGCGTTCCATCCTCGTTGGCTTCGCTTGTGATGCTTTTGTAAACGAGTACGTTCGTTAGTGCGCCCGTATCTTGGTCGGTCAGCCTTTCAAACAACGGACACTCAAACGGCACTTCAACAATGAACTCATCGCCATCAAATCCAAAGAAGTTGCGCAGGTCACCAAAGCCCTGATTGTTGAGGCGTTGGTATTCGTAGCCGAGTACCTGCTCCGTTTCTTGGTATTTGAACTCAATCTCTCGGTACAATGGTGGGCGGTTAACCGTGTACTCCGTGATGTCAAAGTAGGTTTGGTAGTTTTGGTCGCTTCCTGCTGCGTACCAATCATCCAACGGCTGAAGTAAGAACGAGGTAGATGTAGTCGGTACGATGACCATATTGTACATCTTCAAGATTCCCGCAAGGAAGTCCTTTACCTTAATCTCAGGCATCAGGTCTTGAATGATTACCTCAAACGTATAGGTTGCTGATAGCGTTTGGTCTACCGAAAATTCTACACCCGCCAAAGAGTTGATTCCCGAATAGTCCGTGCATTGGTAGGTCATTGCTGACGCTACCTGTGGGCGGATGAATAACTGAACGGTATCGCCCTCTGAGTACAAAAGGTTTTCAAGCGTTGTGGTTACGGATGTTGATGGGTGAGCATTGACCAAAACCGAGTAGTCAAATGCTCCATTCTTAAATACCCCAAGCTCGTAATTCTCGCTCACGTTAGCCATCGTGATTTGCAAGTCGTACTCCTTGCTTTCAGGGACTGTCCACGTTTCGGTAGCAAGATTGAATTGGCTACCGCTTCCCGTGTTGCGGTTGAAGTTAATCAACTGCCAAGCGATGTCATTGCCGCCTGCGAACATATACCCCTCAAATCGGTGCAGCCATAACGACAGGTCAATAAACGGAGTGGCTGACAAGAACGAACCCGTGAAGGTGATGCCGTAATGCGCCTCAATCGCATCCAAGATAGCAGTCACTTTGAGCGCAGGCTTTAACTCGTAGTAATGACATCCGTGCTTTTCGTTCATCCCCTTGTAATGGAGGTTGGGGTCAAACTTGTCACCGCTATCTGAATTATAGTACCAATTCGTTACAGGGCTCATCAACGGATAAAACACGGGCGCATAAGTGTCCGTAGTCAATCGGTCAAATACTGCATCATCCGTGTACGAGTGGTTGTATTCCGAAGGGAACTCAACATCGTATAGGTAGTCATCACCGAAGATGTCAGACAAGGTTACCAAGTCCCCATAGAAGGTCATCGTGTAGGCGTAAGGTTCAGTCCCCTTTAGCTGCACGTTCTCAATCTCAATCACCCCTGTGCGGAACGGCAATGAGTTTATTTCAATTCTTGCTGCCTGCCTGAAGCGACCATCAAACGTATTGGTCACACTTGTGCTTGAAGCACCTGCGTTCCAAGCCGTATTCCAAGCATTCCAATTTATGCCGATACTATTCCAAACGGGGCTGCCGCCCGTTTCGGTAGTTATCTGCGAAGCCGTGATATTGGCGTTGTAGTAGTGCTGAAGTATCTCGTTGTTTCGTGGGCTTGCAGGGATGGTGAATCCTTGCGTGAAGTCCGTGAACGTCTTGCTGATGTCCTGCACATTCTGCACCGACAAGTTGATGTTGATGTCCTCATCATCAAACAGGTCAAGCCGAAAGTCGTTGACGTAAATATCTACCTTGTTCATCGTACCAAGCTGCGTTCATCAAATCCGTAGGTGAAGGTCATCGTGTAGTTGATGAGCTTTTGGTTGATGTGCTTTTGGTATTCAATGCTACCACGCTCAGGAACAACGCTCACCCAAGTGCTTCCATCTAAAACCGCAACGTATTCGCTCATTAGAATATCCTTGATGGTTTCATCGTAGTCCTCATCCACGAAGCCCGTGTTTAGGATTAGCGTGTTGCGAGAGTTGACATTAAACGAGGTGTACTTACCCACCTCAAGTGAAGGCGTGGTGAAGCCATCGTTGTAGATGCTCTTTTGGTATGAGTCCTGCGTGAATGTACCACGCTCATCGCTGCGCTTGAAGAACGTGATGAAGTCGGCTACACCGAATCGGTTGATGAATGCGATTTGGTATGGCGTGTATTTAGCCTCACACACCACGTAGTAGCGTACTCGTGCAATTTCAGTTGGCTCATCATCCGTATCTTGAAGGATGACATCGTAGTAGCTTCCGATTCCGTTATTTGCCTGACCACTTGGCTTGACATCCGCCTGAAGGTCGGGATTGTTATTAAGGTTAGCCGTACCAACGCCTGCGTAGATTACAAGGTTCTGCGTGTTATTGGATGCTGCGCTTGGAGGTGTCGTGCTTCCACCTGCATTTGTAAGCAAAGCCGTTGCTCCATTCTCCCACGTGATGCGGATGCTGCCGAGTTCGTTTGCTGCGCTATTGTAGATTCCCAATACCTCGTATGCTGATGGCTGCACCTGTCGGTCACGACTCGTAGCAAGAACCGCTTGGCTTACTGCCGTAGGTGCTATGTTGGTCATCGTAGCCCATCCATCCGTAGTCAGGTATGCGAGAGCATTTGAGTTTGACCATACTCCCGTATCAGGTGCTGCTCCGTTATTGGAGTAGGTGTACGAACCAAGAGGCGCAACCCATAAGGCTTCGCCCTGAGGACTCTGCACAAAGCCGATGTCGTTCCAAATGCTGAAGTCGTGGTAGAACTCCGAGCGAATCAAATCACTCACCTCAAAGTTGATGACCTCGTTGATGGAGTATGTCTTATCAAGTGAGTAGTTTGCCGTGCTTGCGGGCAACGTCTTTACTCCTGAATAAATTTTGAGCTGCAACGTCATTGAGTCAAGCGAGTCGTTTGCCAATGCGTTATTCTTGCCCGTGATGAACTGCGGGCTGCGAGCCATTGAAAGGCTGCTCGGTGTGGATACAACAGGTATACTCATTTTTTCTTTAGAAATTCTTTGAAGTCATCGGGGGTGAGTGCGTATGCCTCTACCAATTCAGCAGGCAGCTTTTGGAATGCGAGGTTGAATGGGCGTGAGTAAAAGAACGAAGCAGGGATTCCCTTTTGGTATACGCTTCGTGCGATAAGGAATGCCGTGCTATCGTAGCTCATAAACTTGCCGTTCTTTTGGCGGAACTGAAAGCGTCTTGCACGTACCCATTTTTGCATTGCTTCCGTAAGGCCACCCTTCTTTCCCGTGCCTGTGCCAAAACGGAATGGGCTACCTTGTGCTGAGCCATAGGTGCTGCTCTTTCCCTTTACACCACTATCTTGGAACTCGCCATACTCAAGCATTGATAGTACTGCCGTGAAGGACTCACCACTCTTTGATGCAACCGCAGTCCATTCAATAGAGTCGTACAAATCCTTCGTTACGTTCTTGCGTTGGCGGGTGAGGTTTGCTCTCGCCTGCTGCACAACGTATTTGCCGAACTTATCAAGCACCGCTTGTATGCGCTCCTCCCGTGTCATTAGCAAACGCTGATTTCGGTGTTGGCAAGCAACACATCAAACGTAGCAGTCCATCCCGCAAGCAAGTTCTCAAAGCGTTCCAAGAACGGAGTGCAGGTGGGGTTACCATCTAATTGGTACAAGTCAGAGTACAAAGTGCCTCTGCGTAATTCTTGCACCACATCGTTGATTACTGCGAGTTGGGTGTTCAGGATGTCTTGCACATTAGAAGTGCCGTAGAACGGCTCTGCTTGCGCTCGTGGGTTCTCCTTCGTGTCATCTACCAAGTCCATACAAACGAGGCTTACGCTCATCCGAACAACTTGCCCTTCAAAGGTCGCTTGATTTATGATGATGTGACTCAATGGGAAGATGGTCTGCTTGTTCAAATCAACGTCAAATAGGTCACCCGTAGTCACTACGTTGACTTGGCTATGTGCTTCAAGCGTATCCTTGAGCTTGGTGGTGATGTCGTAAAACTGCCTCATTTCATAGATTTTTTTAGGATGTCGCTTTCAACTTCTTGCTTTTGTTTTTCAAACGTGAGGAATTGGAGGCACTCGTGGAGTTCAAGTTTTGAAATGTCTGCAAACCTTCTAACATCGCCTTGAGCGAGTTGATAGAATGTCGCATACCATCCCCAACGCTTTGTAAATTGTCCTTGTCTTGAGTACTCATCAAGTCCATCTTCCCCTCCTCCAAAAAGGTCAGAGTAGCTTCCAATAGTTCGTTCCCTAAACGATAAAAAAAAAGCACCGCACCAAGTGCAATGTGCATCGGTACTTGCTTCATCAAGCCCGAATACTTGCTTGCTGATTCGTATGGCTCTATCAGGTAACGGCCTTTGACCTTTGTCGTGATGGGTCGGTACAATACCGCCATCGTGTTGTGCAGGTTTTGCGTGTCTTGTAGGTAGGTGTCAAGGTCTACAAACTCACCATAGGTGATGTTATCCAACTCGGGGATGAACCCAAACTCCTGTTCACCAATCGTGAACGTAGGGGTGAGCGATGGCTTCTCAGCAAGCATCTGCTGAATGTGGCGTGAGATGTGGCTCACGTCTTTGATTCGCACATTGGGTAGGTCAGCAAGAGGCAGGCCGCAGAATATCTCAAGCATCTTATGGGTAAGGAACTCCTCATCGCCTTCTAACCGTGCGAAGCGTTGGTATTGCTCAAGCGTAATCTCGCTCAAGGTGGTGGGTACGTTGACCTTTAGTTCCATCTAATAAAATAACCTTTAGAATTTAGCGTATAGCATACCTGCCGTAGTTCGGCTTGGATAGCTTATTGTATGTTGCGTAGCGCATAGCATCTATGGCGTGGTTGAATGCGTCTATGGGTTTGTTTAAGAGGTTTCCGTTCTTGTCCTCTACCCATTTGTAGTTCTGCATCTCTTTGATTAGGTTGCTGCTTCGTGGTGTTACGAATAGCTTGTGTCGCTTCAGCACGTCAATACCCACTATGACGCTATCTGCGCCCTTCTGCGTGGGTTTTACGTTCCATCCCATGCGATGCAACTCCTCAATGGATTTGGGTTCAGCAGAGTCAGCGTATACCTCTGTGCGCCTATCAATGTTTAGGTCTTTTAGCCTGTTGCTGATATCGGGGTTGGTAAGCCCCGTTTGGTAGATGAGTTCATCAGCGTACAGGTTGTCGCCCGACTTGTACACCGCAACAAGCGAGGTGGGGTCGTTCGTGTAACCGAAGTCCATCCCGTAGGCGAGCAAGGTCGCATCAGAAGGTATCTCATTCATACCGAATTGGAAGATGGTAGCACGGCTCATACCACGCTCACCCAATCCGTAGATACGCCAATAGTCCTCATCGGTTGTTGCGAGTCGTTCAATCTCCGATACGATGGAGGCATCCAAGAACGGATTGTCCTTGTAGGTACTTTGTATGTACGTTACGTCATCACGGGTTAGCAGCCTATCGTAAATCCAATGGAATGCATCAGATGGGTTGTAGTCAATCCATATCTTGCTTGTGGTACGAACCAACAACTGAAAGAAGTCCTCCCAAGAAAGCTCATTAGCCTCGTTGCAGAATAGGTAGTCACGTCTTGCTCCACGCTTCTTCTGCGGTTGGTCAAGCGAAATGAACTCAAACAGGTTGCCGTTTAGCGTGTAGGTGTAGTCGCTTTTATTATGGCGTGAATCATCATACAACTCAAGTTTGTTGAGTATCTCAAAGAAGTCACGGTAGGCCGTCATCTTGAGCGATGGCAGCGACTTACGCACAATGGAAAAGACCTTACCCTTCTCTTGCATTGCGATGACAATGAGCATCTGCAAGATGGAGTAGGTCTTTCCTGAACGAGAGCCTCCCTGATTAACTACTATCCGTGTGGGTGCGGTGTAGTTCCTTTCAAAGAGTTCACTTGTCTTGACTTGGAGTACGGACAATCTCTACTTTGATTTGGGTGAGTTCATCTGCTGCTTCGTGGGAGTTCTCTACCCGTGCGAGCTTGGGTGTCGTGTACTCCGCCATCTTGTTCAGCAGGTCAAGTGCGCCCTTCGGGTCATCAGCAGCTACCTGCGTGAGCCATAGGGTCATATTGTCAAGGTTGGCTTCAATGAGGTTTTGGAACGCCTCACGAATCTTGTTGGTCGTTTTATTAGGCACACCTGCGGGTCGGCCTGCGGGATTGCCGCTTACGCCTTTGACTAAATTGGGGTTACCTCTTGGCATTTTCTTTTATTTTGAACTTTTCTAAATAACCCGCTTTGACAAGTGGTGGTTGTGAACTGCCTTTAGCATCTCCTTGTGTTGGGTCTTGTCACCGAATGCGTTGTGGCATTTGCGGCATAGAGCCATCAGATTTTCTATGGTGTCCGCCTCTTTGCTCCCTCCCATACCACGTGCTTCTATGTGGTGAATGTCTACGGCCTGCGCTTGACATACCTCGCAGCAAATGAAGTCGGTTACATCGTAGCCCATTCCCTTCAGGTAGACCTTTGTATGGTTCTTCATTTCTTGTAGAGCCAACAGTCATCAATGAACGTGGCGTGGGGTAGCAGTTCATCTACGGCTTGGATTACTCCTTGCCAATGTTCGTGGTAGTCATCTCCTGCTATGTAGCCTCCCTTCTTTACTTTGGGTAGCCATAGTTGAATATCCTCTTTGACTGCCTCATAGGTATGGGTTAGGTCTATAAAGACTACGTCTAAGGATTCGTTCTTGAATTTCTTGGATGCTGCTTTGGATGTTGCTCTAATGGCCTTGTACTTGCGCTCTCCCATATTCTCAACGAACAGGTCGTAGATGTCTACCTCCGTTGCGAGTTGGTGGGTTGTGGTGAGTTCGTTCTCTGAGCCTTTCCACGAATCAATGATGGTGATGTTTTGGTGTGTTGCTTTATCGCATAGGTAGGCTGATGACTTACCAAGCCACGCACCGAGTTCTACGAACGTGCCTCCCTCAGGAACTTGCGATAGCAGGAAGTCGTATGCTGCTTGGTGGTTGAACCACCCTTGAATCTCTTTGTAGGTTTTCATCGCAAAGCGTTGTAGTAGCAAAGGTACGAATCCACGCAGATGAGTGTGCCTTGCCGTGCGGCAGCAGCAGCAAACTGACCATCGGCCTCGTAGATATTCTCAAAGCGTAGCTTCGGTAGATGGTAGGGTTTGAACATATAGCAAGCGGTGTCTATGTTCCCGATTGTTGGTTGGTCGGTAGGGCGGAGCCTTCCATCTTGTCCCCACGTTACGATTGAGGAGTCAAGGTTATGGAGGTTTGACCATTGCTCGTTGAACTTCGGGTGTAGGATGTTATCATCATCCAAGAAGTACACCCAATCATCTTGCGTGAATTGGTCTTGGTAGAGGTCAAGGAACTCGTTGCGTAGGGGGTTTCCCCAATGGCCTGTCTTGCTTGAGTAGTGGGTTACGTTTGCGCCTGTTGCTTCTTTGAAGTCGGTAGAGGCGTCCATCATCACAACCCACGTAGCCCATTCAGGAATGTACTGCTTGATGCGTTTGAGGTTCTGAGGGCGTGAGCAAGGGGTTACAATGTAAAGCATCGCAGTTCGTTTATTTTGTCCATCGTGAAATCCTGCACGTACTCGTATAGCGATTCGGTTAGGTCTTGGACTTGGTTGGGGTTTTCGTTTAGCCTCTTGATTGCTCCTGCCCATTCAGTTGGATGGTTGATAGCAATGCAGTTGTCTTTGGTGATGTAGGGTTCGTAAGGGTGCGTGTTGCTCACAATTAGAGCGCACTTACTGAATCCCGCCTCAAGCATCTTTAGGTGTGATTTGCACTTAGCAAACTCGCTTGTCGTTAACGGCACAAGGCTAACGTCAAAGTATTCGTACAGGCGATGGTAGTGCGTAGGGGGCATCGTGGGTAGCTTGTATGCTGCTTTCATCATATCGGGGTAGTTATCTACCTCCGCCACATACGATTCGTAACCCGATAGGTCAATGGTTGAATCTCGGATATCCGCTTGGTGGTGGTTGCCTCCGATGTAACCGAAGCGCACCTTCTCTGATGGCTCTCGGTTTATTTGCCAAGTGGGTACGCTGATGGCATTTGGAATGACTCGGATGTTGGTGTTGTATTTCTTCACCTTTGAGGCAAGGTGCTTGTTGGTTACCCATACCTCATCTGCTGCTTTCATAGACCGAATGATGCGGTCTTTCATCTGCCTTCCGTAGAATCCGTTTAGGGGATGGTTAGGAGGCAGCACCCACCAATCATCGTTATCAATGATTAGCTTGATACCTTCCTTGCGGCAGAGCCTAACGAAGTCATCAAACGGCTCAACAGGGAAAGCACGACTTGAGAAGAAGTGCGTAATCTTAGGCCATACCTCAGGCTCAATGTCCGTTATCTTCTCAACGAACATTACGTCTGCCTCTTGGTGGCAAATCAAAGGGGCAAACACACGATGGTATGCTACCCCTGAGTTTACCTTATGAAAGGCCACAACGAACGGCCTACTCATAGTGTTCGCCTGTGTTGCCGTTCTGACCGATGATGTCCATACGTTTGTTCATTTCTTCTTCGTTACGCTCCCACTCACGCTTGGCGTAGCGTTCAAGATATTGAACCCACATACGAGCAGCGACTGCTTGGCGTTGGGGTTTGAATGGATAGATGCTGCGTAGGCGAGCCATTGCTATCCGTACAAATTGCTCTCTCATTTCTCGTTTGTGTTAAGAACTTCAGCTTTTAGAATGTTTCTATCTCTTTCGTAAATGATGTCTTCAATGGATAAATTTAGTTTATCTAATACTTTAATCGCCCATAGGTTTCCTGTTGTCAAGTGAGCCAATGAGTTAA